AAATTGGCATAGGAAATACTTATGTTTTAAGTCTTAGAGATACTAGAGTTGGAATTGCTTCTACAATTGCACCAGGAAAAGAAATCGGAGTTGCTAGAGTTTATGATTTTAAGTTAGATTCTGGATCTTACAATTCAACAAATTCAAATATAAACGAATGGAATATATCTCTTTATGATATTCAAATAATTTCCGAAATCACATTAAACGAACCGATCAATTTATCTGTTCCAACTTTTGTTAAAGGAAAATATAGTGGAGCAACTGCATTCTTAAAATCTTCGGTTTCTGCTGGTGTTGCATTAACAGTTTATGAAAAAACTGGCAATTTTATTCAAAATGAACCATTTATTTTTAATGGAATAGAAAATACTAGAGTTGCAACAGCAATTACATCATACAATATTTCTGATGTAAAATCTGTTTTTGGAATTGTAGGATCTTCTTCTACATTTTCTGCAGATACAATTCAATCTACAATTTTAAATATTGGAATATCTACTATAAGTGTGGTTAATTCTTTAGGAATTAGTACAATTATCAGTACAAATCCAATATTTCCAAAAGGGTTGAAAGTTGGTAATCTACTAAAATTCAGTAACCAATCGGCAATTGATCCAATTTTTGCCTCAGTTGTTAGTGTGGCAACAACTCACGTAAGAATTTCTGGAGTAACAACTGTATCTGGAGTGTGTGGGGGACAACTTCCCCAGTCATCAACTCTTCAAGTTACAGACTTACAGTTAATAGCAACAGATTTGCAAGGATCTGAGGATAATTCATTTTACACTGAATTGCCAAAACAAAATATTTCTTCAGTAGATTTGACTAATGCAACATTAACTATTAGAAAATCTTATACGGTTAATATTACAAATAATCAACTATCAACGACAGTCCTTGCGGGAGAAAATGAAACCTTTTTACCCTTTGATTCAGAAAGATATTTACTTATGAGATCTGATGGGATTGTAGAAACTCTGACATCAGATAAAATTTCATTAACAAATGGTTCTACTGAGCTTCAAATTTATAATTTGGGTTCTAACAATGTAGGGGCTACTTTAGTTACAACATTAACAAAAATCAAACCAAAACAAAAAATTAAAATTAAAAATAGAGTAAATTCGATTATAGTTGATAAATCTAAATATATTTCTTCTGGAATTGGATCCACAACTCTAAACGATGGTCTTAATTATGGTAATTATGCATATGGAACTAGAGTGCAAGATGAAAATATATCATTAAATGTTCCTGATGTTGTTGAACTACACTCAATATATGAGTCAGTTGATACTTCTACTCCATCGGCTCCAACTGTTGAATTGTCATCAATAACTGGCCCTACTGGAAAAACATTAGATTTAATAATCGGAGAAAAATTTACCGGACAAACAAGTGGTGCAGTTGCGATATATGCAGAAAGAATTACAGATTCTAAGATTTCATTTATTTCAAAAAATAATATTAATTTTAAAGAGGGTGAAATTGTAGTTTTTGAAGAGTCAAATATTCAAGCTTTTGTTACGACTTTAAATACACCGAGTATCAATGTTTCTTTTAACTTTACATATAATAATGGACAAAATTCATCTTTTTATGATTACGGAGTAATTAATAGAAAATCGGGAGTAAAAGAACCTTCTAGAAAATTAAAAATTTATTTTTCTAATGGATATTATCAATCCTCTGATGATGGTGATATAACAACCGTAGATTCTTATTCTGGATTTGATTACACTACAGAAATTCAAACTGTCAATTCAACAAGAAATTCGGATATTATTGATATAAGGCCAAGAGTTTCCACTTACAGTGTTTCTGAAGGATCAAGATCTCCTTTAGAATTTTATGGAAGAACATTTACCCAATCTGGAAATTCTTCATCAAATATTTTAGCATCGAACGAGTCTATTATAACAAATTTTTCATTCTATTTGGGTAGAATTGATAGAATCTATTTAACAAAAGATGGAAAGTTTCAAATAAAGTATGGAACTCCAGCAGAAAAGCCGGAGAAACCAATTTCTGTAGATGATTCCTTAGAAATAGCATCTGTTTCTTTACCACCTTATCTTTATGATATATCTCAAGCTTCTATAACATTTCTTGAGCATAAAAGATACAGGATGGTTGATATAAAGCAACTTGAAAATAGAATTAGAACTCTTGAATATTATACTGCACTTTCACTATTAGAAACAAATACAAGTAATCTTTTTATTCCAGATTCTTCTGGATTGAATAGATTTAAATCGGGATTTTTTGTTGATAATTTTACGTCACTTTTGGCACAAGAAGAAAATTATAATTATAAAAATAGCATAGATATAAAAAATAAAGAATTGAGACCACAGCACTATACAGATTCAATTGATTTAATTGTCGGTCCAGTTGAAAATGTTGATCCAAACAGAGATTTGTCTACAGCAGACCCAGAAGGAATTAATATTAAAAAAACTGGAGATATAGTAACTCTAAATTATTCTGAGGTTGAATGGTTAAAACAGACATTTGCAACTAGATCTGAAAGTGTAACTCCATTTTTGGTTAGTTTTTGGCAGGGGTCTATTGAATTGACACCATCCTCTGATACTTGGGTCGATACGGTAAGAATTGAAGCAAAAATCATCAATACTGAAGGAAATTTTGCTGAAACTCTTGCTCTTGCTTCAAGAACGCTAAATGTAGATCCACAAACAGGGTTTTCTCCTACAATTTGGAATGCTTGGGAAACTACTTGGACCGGACAAGAAGTTATTCAAAACACAAGAGAAAGAACAGAAACAACAAATAGTGGTGGCCGATGGGGCGCAAGAGGACTTCGCGGAAATGGTGATTTAACTGGTGGTGAGTGGATTACTAATAGCACTACAACAGTATTTAAAGATACTTTGCAAGAAGTTAGAGACACTGGAGTTCAAACAAGAACTGGAACTCGAACTGTAGTTACTGAACAATTTGATAATACATCCGTTGGTGATAGAGTGGTCAGCAGAAACTTGATCTCATTTATGAGATCAAGAAATGTACAATTCGTTGCTAAAAAAGTAAAACCCTCAACACAATTATACGCATTTTTTGATGGAGTTAATGTTACTAATTATTGTGTTCCAAAACTTTTAGAAATTTCTATGATTTCTGGAGTCTTTCAAGTTGGAGAAACTGTAATTGGAACAACCAGACCCACAGGATCTTTGCAAATAAATTCGAGAACAATAGATCCAAAAATTACATTTAGAGTTGCTCAATCAAATCATAAAGAGGGTGCATATAATTCACCAACAAAATTATTTACTGTTAGTCCATATGATGCACAAACAATATCTCCTTCATATTCTTCAACATCAACAATATTAAATATTGATACCTTTTCATTATCAAATCACACTGAAGGTGGATTTAGTGGTTGGATAGAACCCAATATGATACTTATTGGGCAAACAAGTGGAGCTCAAGCAACAATTTCAAATGTTCGATTAATATCAGATATTTCTGCAACGTTAATCGGAAGTTTTTATATTCCCGACCCAAATTCATCAAGTAACCCAAGATTTGAATCTGGCAATAAAATATTTACATTATTGAATAATAATATTAATGATCAAAATAATGCAACGACTATTGCAGAAGAAGGATTTACATCGAGCGGAACAATAGAAACTGTTCAGGAAAATATTATTTCTGTAAGAAATGCAAGAATAGAAAATAAACAAGAATTTGAAGAGAGAGCAACTTCAAGAACAACTGGGACGCAAGTTATTTCCACTCAAGCGATTTCGTCAACTACAAGAACCAATACGCAAATTGTTTGGTATGATCCACTTGCACAATCTTTCTTAGTTGAAGATGAAACTGGAGTTTTCTTAACTAAGTGTGATGTATTTTTTAGTTCAAAGGATGACTTAGATATTCCAGTTACTTTCCAATTAAGAACAATGTCTGGAGGATTCCCGACGCAAAAAGTTATTCCTTTTTCGGAAATAATACTTGATCCATCAGAGGTTAATGTATCAGCAGATGGATCTGTTCCTACAACGTTTACTTTCAAATCTCCAGTTTACTTGGAAGGTGGAACTGAATATTCTATTTGTTTGGCATCACTTTCAACAAAATATAGTGTCTATATTTCTAGAGTCGGTGAAAATGATTTGATTACACAGACGTTTATCTCTAATCAACCTTATTTGGGATCACTATTTAAATCGCAAAATGCATCAACTTGGGAACCAAGTCAGTGGGAAGATCTTAAATTTACTCTTTATAGAGCAGAATTTGTTCCAAATGGGTCTATTGAGTTTTATAATCCCGAATTATCAAATGGTAACAATGAAATTGCAAGTTTATTACCAAATTCGTTGAATCTAAATTCTAGAAAAATTAGGGTTGGTTTGGGATCCACTTTACAAGATAATAATCTAACATTTGGAAATACAGTTCTTCAACTTGGTACTAATGCCTCAGGAAATTATATTGGAAATGCGGGTATATCCACGGGAACATTAAATATTATTAATTCCGGAATTGGTTATACTCCATCATCAGGAACTTTCCAATTTAATGGAGTTCCTCTCACAAATATTACAGGAAATGGTAGAAATGCAACAGCTAATATAACAATTTCTGATGGAGTTGCAATTGCAGCAACAATTTCCCAATCTGGAACTGGATATGTAATTGGAGATGTTCTCGGTATTGGAACAATAGGAAACAATTCATTGGGAAGAAATGCAAGATTATCAGTTGTTTCAATTGCAAACACCAACGAACTTATTTTGGACAATGTTCAAGGAAATTTCGTGATTTCTGGTGTCGGTAATACCATACAATATATCAATAATTCTGGATTGACAACTACCTTGAACGCATCTTCGGGTGGAAATGTTCAAATATCTGATATTAATATTGATAGTGATGGTCTTCACATTTTAGTGAATCATAAAAATCATGGAATGTATTTTGATAGAAATTATGTTACCATATCAAATACTCAATCCGATATTATACCAACACAACTTTCAGTAAATTATGATTCTTCGTCAACTTCACCAATTCAAGTAGACAGTATTTCAAATTTTGGTACATTCGAAAATGTTGGAGTTGGAACCACAAATCTTGGTTATATTTTAATTGGTGATGAAATTATTTCATATAGTTCTGTGTATGGATCCGTTATTGGTGGAAATATAACTAGAGGAGTTGATTCTACTTTATCCAAAAACTATCCTGCAGGAACTTTAGTTTACAAGTATGAATTGGGTGGAATTTCCTTGAGAAGAATTAATAAAACTCATAATTTAGAAAATGTAACTGTTTTGGATCCAATCACATTTGATTCATATAATATCAAGCTTGATATGGGTTCAAATGGAATTGGAAGATCAACGGGGGAAAGTTTTCCAATTCTTTATATGGGACAAACAAAATCTGCGGGTGGATATGCAATTAAAGCAACTCAAAATATTCCATTTGAAATTATTACTCCATTAATACAAAATGTAACTGTACAAGGAACATCTATAAATGCAGAGGTTAGAACAGTTACGGGATCTAGTATTAGTGGAAATGAAACTCCATTTGTAGATCAAGGATTTGAAATTGTTTCTTTAAATAAATCAAATTATTTAAATAGCCCCAGAATAGTTTGCTCTAAAATTAATGAAACAAATAACCTCAATAATCTTCCAGGAAACAAATCTCTAAATCTTAGGGTTAACTTAAACACTGTAGATTCGAGAGTAAGTCCTGTAATTGACACTCAACGAGTAAGTACGATCTTAACCTCAAATAGAGTAAACGATGTCATTTTAGATTTTGTAACTGACAATAGAGCAAATACGATCTCAAATGATCCTACCGCATTCCAATACTTATCTAAAGAAATTGTATTAGAAAATCCAGCATCATCATTAAAAATTATTGTTAATGCTCACACAAATTTATATTCAAATATAAGGGCATTCTATTCTATTAGTCCAACAGAAAACTTTACCCCAATATTTGTACCTTTCCCCGGTTACAATAATATCGATCAAAGAGGGCAGGTTATTGATATTGCAAATAATGATGGACTTTCTGATACTTATATTCCCCCATCAACATCTATAGGATTTTTGCCATCAGAAATTGAATATAAAGAGTTTACTTTTACGGCCGACCAATTACCTTCATTCAGATCATATAGAATTAAAATTATAATGACATCAACAAATCAAGTTTATGTACCTAGAATGAAAGATCTAAGAGTAATTGCCCTTGCATAATATAATTGAAATGGATTATTTAAAAGTAAATGGATACTCGCATCTTTATAGAGATCCAAGAACAAACTCTATTATAAATCGAAATATGTCAGAATATCAAGAGTATCTTTCTAAAAAAAATATGAAAAATGAAGAGCATCAAAAGATACAAAATCTTGAATCAGATGTTGTTAATATAAAGAATGATCTTAGTGAGATTAAAAATTTATTAAGGAGTTTAATTAATGAATCCAGATGACATTCAACTAGAAAATTTGAGTAAAAGTTTTGAATATGTGAAAGCATGTGCTGAAATTGACAAAATTTATGACATTGAGGATATAAAAACAATTGCAAAATCTTACATGAAATTATATCTTAAACAACAAGAAGTTTTATGTGACTTAATAAAACTCGATTCATAAATATTTAAAAGTAGAAAGTATAAATGGCTCAACCATCTACTCGTCAAGAATTAATTGATTATTGCAAAAGAAAACTGGGTTATCCAGTTTTGGAGATTAATGTCGCAGATGAGCAAATCGATGATTTGGTGGATGATGCTGTTCAATTTTTTCAAGAAAGACATTTTGATGGAGTCTATCCGACTTTTTACAAATATCAAGTAACTCAAAATGATATAGACAGAGGTAGAGCTCGTGGGGGTAATAATGGTGGAGTTGGAATTGCTACTACAACTGCAACAGCAAATATAGTTGGAACAGCAACAACTTTTACCTATGAAGAAAACAGTAATTATTTACAAGTTCCTCCTAATGTAATTGGAGTAAATAAAATATTCATGTTTGATGGTTCTAATACCATAACTCATAATATGTTTAGTGTCAAATATCAATTATTTTTAAACGATATTTACTATTGGGGCACAACTGAACTTCTAAGTTATGCCATGGTTAAAACTTATTTGGAAGATTTAGACTTCTTACTCAATACACAAAAACAAATAAGATTTAATAAAAGACAAGATAGACTATATTTAGATATTGATTGGGGTTCCGTTAGGGGTGGACAATATTTTATCATTGATTGTTATTCTACACTAGATCCAAATGACTATTCAAGAGTTTGGAATGACTCATTTTTAAAACCATACTTAACCTCACTAATTAAAAGACAATGGGGACAAAATTTGATCAAGTTTTCTGGTGTAAAACTGCCTGGAGGTGTTGAGCTTAACGGCAGACAAATATACGATGATGCTCAAAGAGAAATTGATATTTTGATGGAAAAAATGTCGAGTAACTATGAATTACCTCCACTTGACATGATAGGATAATGTTAAATCCTTTTTTTCTTCAAGGATCAAAAACAGAACAAAGTCTTGTTCAAGATTTAATCAACGAACAGTTAAGAATGTATGGTGTTGAAGTTTATTATATACCTAGGCAATACATTACTACAAATACAATAATAAGAGAGGTAATAGAATCAAAATTTAGTAACTCATATCCAATAGAAGCTTATATAGAAAATTATGAAGGATATGGAGATAATACACAAATTTTGTCAAAATTTGGAATACAAGCACAAAATCAAATTATTTTAACAATTTCCAGAGAAAGATTTGAGTTTTATATATCACCACTAATTAAAAATGTTCCAAATATAAAGTTATCTACAAGACCTAAAGAAGGTGACTTAATTTATTTTCCTTTAGGGGATAGATTGTTTGAAATTAAATTTGTTGAACACGAAAAACCATTTTATCAATT